CTCATAGAGTATTCACTGAATCCTGGACCGCAATTCAATCTTTCGGCGAACTCAATCCATTCGGGTTCCTCACCGCGATGAGTCCTAAGTGTGATACCACCTGCGCTCTTGATAGCGTTTACTTCATTAGCAAAGCGGCAATCAGTGATTACGATATCATCCTTGATACTGCGTAAGCGATTCTCTACGCTTGCTACCCAAATATCATTATGAAAGTTCTTGCGGGCAACATCTGTTCCCCACTGTTGTAGAACCCACCGAGGAGTAAGATGAGGGATATTAAGACGCTCTGCCCACCATTCATCAACTTGCTCACGCCATTCACGGCTAGCCTTAGTTGAACCCTCAAGAAGTTCACGGTCCCAATTGAAGATAATTGCTACAGCATCTTTCAATGCACTAGCAAAACTCATACGCTTGAAGCCGTGAAATGTGCAGAGATAATCTGCTGCTGTGTCTTTGCCTGATCCTATCAGACCTGTTATTCCTATTATCATTATTACACTATAACATAAGAAGTGAGTGTTGTCAAGCCTTAATCTAGTAGTAAGTTACCGACTAACAGATTCATTTGGAGACTGCTGATTTCGTCACGCAGATTTTCTTCTTGTTCAGGTGTCAAGGTACCGTCAGCTAGTCCTTGATTTAGTAGGTCAACAAGTTTATCGATAGTTTCTCTATCGTCAAGCATTAGCCTTGGACCCAAGTGAGTGGTTGGCTGTAATCTACGTAGTTCTTGAGTTCTAGGATTAATCTCTCTTGATCGGCTTTACTCTCAGCCTTCATCGCAGTACCGTTGAGAGTGGTGCCGCCACCTGGTCCTGCAATGCTACCAAACTTCTCACGAGCTTCACCGATGATGCCCTTAAGAACAGCAAGAATGTAGTCCCCTATCCAAACGCCAGCACCCGGATCTTGAAGCAGTTCAATTTCAGGACGTTGAACATCTGCCCAAATTAAGATACGTTCTCCTGAGCCTTTGAAGTCTCTTACTACTCTAAGTGCCTTAGTAACGGGATTGAACGTGTATGTTACATATCCACCGAACATACGAGCAGCTAGTTCAACGTAACCAGCATAGAAGTCGTATGTCGCTAGTCCCCCGGTAAAGTTATAGTTCAACAGATAGGTGTTGAGAATGGCGCTTGAAAACGGGTCAAATGCTGTTGCACCAGGACCAGTTTCAAGCCCCACAGTGCGCCTAAAAAGCGCCCTAACGTTGATGAATTCAGACGGAAGCGTGTATATTTCAACGTTCTTCTCCACTCTCATAAGAGTGTAGCTTTCTACTGTTGCGTTTTGCGCTCTCTGTCTATACAACTTGATAGTATAGTTATAGGCAGCTTCATAGTGATCCGGATCTAATTCAAGATCAATAATATCTCCGCCCAAACGTAGACGAAGGTTATCAAAGAGACCTTCCTTAAGTTGTGTTAAGTCAAGGTTAGTTGGTGTTGCTAGTAAATCTGCTGCCATAGTTGTTTCCTGTTAATCTTATTTATCAGGAAACAATCATGTCAGTAGTTCTAATGTCATTTACTGCTGCAATTTTTCAGCCTCAATAATGCGTTTGATTTTCTTTTCTAGTTCTTCAATGTCACGTTTTACTAAAACATTAATGTCAGGAGACGTTGAGCCTTTGAGTTTTAGCTTAAGATTTGCTAAAACCTTTTTTTGCAAACGGACCATCGGACTTTCGGTTTCATCAGGCTTCATAAATCGCCTTCTTTGCGGTTCTCGCTGTAGTGTGCATCAAACTTGCCGCCTGGATAGCGTGATTCCAGTTTGTGTACGTTTTCAGCAAGCACTTCATTAGGGTCAAGTCCAAGTGCGTTACAAGCGTTAGCCCAGTACCAAGCAATGTCACCGAGTTCACGCTTCATATGGAAGATGTTTTCTTCGTTGAGGGGCTTGCCCTGAAAGAAAATCTTCTTCACGATTTCCTGAAACTCGCCGCCTTCACTACCGAGACCAGTGCTTGCAGTCATAAGCAATGCAAGATTGACATTGGTGTTAGCATCAAGCTCCTTGAGGTGTTCAATGAGTGCAGTTAGGTCCTTACTTTGGTCACTACACACAGATAGAACGAAGTCTGCGTACTTGTTTAGATCAATGTTGTTCATTTATAATTACCTTTTCTATATAATCACATATTTTATATTGGCTTTTGGGTCCCGGGTGAAATCCGGAACAGATATCTAGATAAAACGAAAAGAGGTTAAGTAAGTTTACGTTAGTCGTAAACCACTTTGGTTCTTTTCCGGTTATTGCTATAGGATTATCAATTCCATATTTGGCTAAACCAAAGTGAGTTGTTGTTATTTTTTTATCTTTGAGATAACAACCTGCATGATGTATGGCGTGTAAACTTGTCATATATAGGTCATTGTCATCATGTAATTCATAATACCGTTTGGCGATATCGGTTTGTTGCCACGGACCTATGTTACACATTTCATCTTTGAGATAGAGCATACCTCTAGTAAAAAAGGACCAAAGTACGATTACTCTATCTTCATTCTCAAATTCAAAGTTTAAAATCCTATCTAATATCAGTTGATTGGATGCACCCGGTAGCGAACAATTTACTACAGGGAGGGCCAGCCGCTCTCCCAATAATTCGCCCCATACCATTTTGCTAGGAGAAGAACCAGGGCTACCGGCTGCTGTAACGCAATCTGGTAGCCCTTCCCCATATGTCAACGAGCATCCAAACAGAACTAATCTACTCATTAAAATGCTTTAAGGATAATCATGTCAATATTGAAGCGACCATTCGGGACAGCCTCAACAGCCTTAATCTCACTGAAATACTTACGAGCAGCAGGCTTACTACCCATGATAGCTTTAATCTGTTCAACGGGCTTGCGAAGCGTCTTCATGCCGCTTTCCTTCTTATCAAAGCCAATGACAGTATTGCCCTTCACTAGCAAGCACTTGCTGTAAGCGTCTGCAACGTAGTGGTGCATCTTACGCTTCTTAGTGTCATAGACCCAAGCTTCTGTTGCTTGATGAAGCTTGACGGGGCTTAGACCAGTAAGTTCAAGCATGAGTGCATCGTCCTTGAACGACTTGCAGTGCTTAAGCTTAGCAACGACCCGTTCAACGGGCACAGCCTTCTTAGCACGAGGCTTCTTAGCAACTTGCTTGAGACTGATGTAGCCATTCATTTCAGCGATAATGTCTTCGATAACCTTGATAGCATAACGAAGCTGCATTTTGCTGTAGTTGGCATAGCCTTCGTTCAACTGTTCACACTTGCCAGCTTGAACTTCAAGATATTCGTTCAGCAGAGTGTTCCAACGCTTGATAGCTGATGCAAGATGCTGGGGAAGAACATTGCGGGAAGACAATGCACCGACGACCTTCTTGTCAATGCTGAAATCCTTAGAGAAACCTGAATTAACAAATTCATCAAACAGTGCTTCAATGTCGCCGAGGGCTTCATCAGCCTTTTCACGCATGATTTCCTGAATGTTGACTACCTTCTTAGGCTTTTCTTCGCCTTCGGTTTCTTCTTTCTTAGCAGTGAGTGCAGCGCCTTCAAGGGCAAGTTCATTGACCCACTTGACGAGACCAGTCTTATAGCCATCAGGCACAAGATCAGGATTGACTTCAAGAAGATGGGCAGTAGCAGCCCAATGACTATACATATCAACCTTCCAATCGGGAAGACGATTGACCTTAGTCAGGACATCCTTATCAAAGTTCTTTTTGATATATTCCTTGACCTTTGTGCCGCAATCCTTACGCTCAAGGTCGTAGTGAGCGAAGAAACGAGCCTTATCCCAATTGTCAGTGGGCATCAAGCTAAAGCGATTGACACCACGCCGAGGGGCGCGGACTGTCTTTTTAGAAGCTTTAGCTTTGATGAGTGAGGGGCGACGAGCCATATATTATCTCCTGAATTTCAGCTTATATATCACTATACAACGGTAGGCTTGAAATGTCAAGCCTTAAGTTTGTCAAATATCATATTTTGGAGTTCGGTCTGTTCTTCAAATGACAGATAGAAGTCAGTAGTTGGGTCCCAATACGCACCCTCTTTCGGATCGTAGTAGGTCACTCGTCCATTCGGATAATAGAACGGCCCCTCAAGACCCTTGCGAGGCTGATACTTAGTG